GAGCGATGATCGATGATACATACTTCATTTCTTGCGACTATTCGACACAAGGAGCAGTCGGACAAGCTATCAATACCTATCCTTGGAACGACTACTACAGCTGGAATAAACCAGCTTATATCGAGGTTTGGCGATATGCTGATACGGCACCACAGACCAACAATCAAGCGAACACAGCCGTCCAACCGAAAGATAAGGCCTTTTACCAAGCAAACGAAGTTAAATACGTCAACGGTATCTGGCAGATCAAGTGTGATTACCTAGCACCAGTAGGCTTTGACTGGACCGAAAACGGTATTCCCGTGTCTTTGGTAAACTGGGTTGACAAGGATGGAAACAACTTGCCGGACGGTGCGGACAAAGACTTCAAAGCTGGAATGTTTTTCAGTTTTGAACTAGACGAAGCCCATATCACAGATACCGGCAAGGGCGGATATTATGGTGGTTACTATTGGCGCTTGTTTGAATTTGGCCAATTTGGACCAGTCTGGCTTTCGTGTTGGGACAAGGACGATTTGGTGAATTATTATAGCTGAGGTGGTGAATTATGCGCATTAATTCAACGAACCTAAAACAATTTGAAGGAGGGGCAGTCGTCAAGCAAGGCGACTCTGCCTCACTTTTTGGATATGAGCTACTGGACGAGCAAATGCGCCCTATTAGTGATCTAAACGGCAAAAATGCTACAATACGAATCTTTAATCAAAAAGGAAAGGCTACATTTGAGAGTACAGTAGATAATTCAAAAGTTACTTTTAAAATAAGCAAGCCCCTACCGATTGGATCTTATTTGGTAGAAGTCGTTTGTGACGGGTATATTTTCCCAAGTGACCGCTCGACACGTTTGGAAATCACACGTTCAGCAGACGAATTTACAAGCGTGGAAGTTCTTTCGCTTGTAAGAAACGATGTCAAGACTGAAATCGACAAGTACATTGCAGAACATCCAAATGGACCACAGACGGAAGAACTCCCAGATCTAACCGTACTATATAACCTAGCTAAAATTTAAAAGGAGAAATAAATGACTTTAAACACACAAAACCTCACACAATTTGCACAGGCCGTTGGTGCTGACGTAAAAGAAATCAAGACCACGCTTGCTAATAAAGCTGACAAGTCTGAGCTTGGTCAAGGCGGGATCACACAACAACAATTGGAAACAGCAATTCAAGGGGTGAAAACCGCAATCCTTGGCGAGGGTGTGCCAGAAGAACTTGACACTCTCAAAGAAATCGCAGACCGTATTGCTAACGGTGCAGGATCAGCAGATCAGGCTATCGTGTCTAAAATGACAGAGCTTGGTCAAAAATTTACTGACTTGGAAAATACCGATTTTGCACAGATTTATAATACCGCTAAAAATACCCTCTAAGGAGGTGAAGCATGGATAAACTAAAACAAGTTATTCAGGCGATTGGGGTTGATATAGGTGTGCTTCAAGGACAACAGACTTCATTTTTATCAACCTCTAAAGCATACGAACTATTTCCAACCTATACAACCTTGCAATCCCAGATGGCCAATAACATCAAAGACAAGCACCTTGAATTGGGTCTGGATGCATTGATTGATACAAAATTGGCAAATGGCGGTGATCCATTCGTAACACGCTCTAAAATCCCGACAATCGACACAAGCCAACTGGCCAGCAAAAACGATCTTGAGGAATTAAAGCGTTCGGTAGGATCTGGTGGCAGTGCTGGAACGGAATTAAAAGGTCAAGGCTTCCCGTATAATCTAAACGCTGACATCGGTACAATTTATACTGATACCACGGCTAAAAACGGAGCGGTGAAGTGGATCAAGAAAGGCTCCGGAACCGGCTCTAACGCTTGGTCGGTCTTGTTTGGAGATGTCAAAATTAAACCAAGAAATATCAACTCAAATCAAACTAATGCGTATGTCGAGTTTAGACGTATAAACTCCACGGTTGAGATCGGCTTTGGTGGCCTCTCTTGGGGTTGGTTTGGAATCGTGAGACGAGGTGCGCCCAGCTACGTTCCACAAGGCTCTGACCGTGAGCGAAACGTGGTGATCTTAAACGTCGGTGGTATACCCGTCGGTTTTCGTGCGACTAACTCAAAACTGGGTATTATGACAAATGACAAAGGCAAGCGCCTTGGCACTTTCTATCTAGGTGGGCCGGGTGACGGCAACCAGCTACGCTTACAATTCGATGACCCAGTGCCAACAGATCGTGATATCGGAGACTTGCGGTTTACTGATATGTCATATATCACAGATGACCCGTGGCCAGAAACTCTATAATACATAAGACACACACCCCCTCAATTAGAGGGGGCTTTTTTTATTGTGCTTATAACGGCAATTATTAAAATTGTCCGTTGTAACCTCAATCGAATCACTATGTTTTTTTGATTCTCTGCTATAAGCAATGGGTCTTTACATCAAAAAAAGTGATGATTAAATAACCATCACTTTTTGTTTTTTAACTGATTGGCGTATTCTGTCATTTTAATTGCGTGTTTCAAACGCATATTCATAATATCAGAAATACCATTCTTATATTTGTCTACAGCTTGGGTGGATAATCCACAATTTTTACTAATAGAATAGGCTGTTGCATTTTCTAGCAGCCATTTAATAGCATTGATATCAACTAACATATTTACCTCACAAAAAACCAAATGATCACTACGATCAACAGAAGCCCTAAAATAAACTCAAGTTTTTCTCTAGCTGTGGTTTTTTTAACATTAAATTTTACTTTCATCACGATACCTGTTATAATTAAAGCAAGCCCCACCAAGGGGCGGATAGTGATTGCTCACTATCCGAATTCGATGTGCCACTCAATGCTTATGATGAACAAGTTGATTTTGACTACTAGCTTATTCGTTTTAGCTTTGATTGGCTTTTTTCTTCGCCTTAACATTTATTTTCCCTTTCTTTAGTTTCCTTGTCTAAGGTTTCCTCCTTAACCTTATGTATATATTATACAACTAAAGTTGTATTAAATCAAGAGATTTTACTAACTTTTTTTAAAAAAATAAAAGATTTTTTCCTATTAAATAGCTTCATTCTATATCTCTTTTATAATTAAGCTTGAACTTTCTTGGAACCTATGCTAAACTAGTAATACAAATGATGAGCCGTGAAAGTTTTAGAAGTCAGTACCTAAAACAGACCCTAAAACCTAAAAACAGCTATATAATTGAGTTTTAGAAACTCCCACCGGCTCCATATATACTTTCTAAAGTTTTCTAAAAGTTTCTAAAACGTTGTAAAAACAACGTTTTTTGTTTTATACTTTCTATTCCTTTTTGAACCTTTTTGAAACTGGCAGACCCAAAAACAGACCCTTTTTATCCAAAGGGTCTGTTTTTTTGTTATTTGTTTAAAAATCAATATAGTTTGCAAATTTCTCGCCAATGTCATCCTTGGCCTCTCTGGTGATGTGCGTATAGATGTTCATGGTTGTTTTTAAATCTGAGTGTCCAAGTCTATACTGGACCTGTTTGAGTGTCATTCCAGCTTCGAAGCATAGACTGGCATGTGTATGTCGGAAGCCGTGGATCTTAATCGGACGCACATCCGAATCTTTGACAATTTGTTGTAGCCATTTCCGTGGTAGTGTTCCTGGTATTGGTTTTCCAAATTCGTTCTCAAAGATAAAAGTAGTAGTAGGATTCATTTTTCTCCACTCTGTGAGTAGTTCACTTGTCTTTTCGTCCAAGCTAATCAATCGGTTGCTACTTTTGTTTTTTGTAGGACCGACAGATTCCCCGTCAAATCCTCTTGTGATGGCTTTGTTTATGCTCAGAGTGTTATTGGTCCAGTCTTCCCATTTGAGGGCTAAAACCTCCCCTTTTCGAGCTCCTGTAAAGGCTAGAAGACGAAAGAGGACTTTCTTTCTCAGTTCATCTGTTTTGTCTACTAACTCAAGGAAAGACTTCAGTTCCTCCTTGTCGTAAAAATCGCTATCTGTATCTACTTGCTTTCTGACAAGCGTTGTTACACTCTCAACCGGATTGATGGAGATGTAGCCATGTCTAATAGCGTACTTACATATGTTATTCATCAAGCCTTTCATTTTACGTCCATAAACAAGTTTTTTGGACCATTCATTGACTTGCTCCTGAAGTTGCAGAGGAGTGAGAGTAGAAATCTTCTTATCTCCTAAAGTCGGATAGATATGATTTTTTATATTCCGTTCGGTCTTGATATAGGTGCTATCCTGTACTGTGTCAGCATATTCATTGAGCCATTTTTCAGCGACTTCCTCGACAGTGATTTCATTGACAGTGATTTCATCGCTATTTTTAAGGTCAGTTTGAAGTTGGAGAAGTGCTGCTCTTGCTTTGGCTTTTGTCTGAAACCCCTGACGTTTTACATACTTGTCCTTCCCATTTTCTTTACCGACATAGATCCTAAACTTATAGGCTGTATCGCCATTTTTCTTTTTGTAAGACTTTATTTCCATTGCGTTTCACCTCATTTCTTGATAAAATGAGTATAAGAAAGTGCCCTTTTTAATGGCTTTTCTTATACAGCATTCCTCACACTCAATTTTTGGCGAAGGCGAGTGTGGGGAGTTTTGTTATTTCTTGTTAATTAATCATCAAGCAATCTTATGAAATCATTTTCTGTCATGATTTCAATATCATGGCCTTTTTCAAGCAATGATTGTGCTTTCTTCATTTTACTACTTAGACCGTCTACACCTACCACACGCCAATCTTGTTCACCGACAACTAGAATATTTGTATGATTAGTTACACCTTTTTCTGGGACTCCACCAACAAGTGCTACCGCTTTATTGGCTTCTTTTCTGGTCATTCTCTCTAGTTTTCCAGTAAAACAAAAGTACAATCCGTAGAAATAGTGGTCTGGGTCCATTGCTTCTTTTTCCTCTTCTGTAGGAGTATAGATGAGATTATCTTTGTACTTAGCGTCTTTTTTCTCTTAAAACCACGCTGGCCAAGTAGACCTGTCTTGTCATAACGATACTCTTTTAAAAAGTCATTGAGATCAGAAAAAGAGTTGGCTGATAATAGGTGATCTAGAATTAAACCACTAGCTTTTGCATCAGACAAAGCATTATGATGGTCTAATTGAATATTCAATGCTTTCGAAAGATTTTTTAACTTATAATTTAATTGTCCTGGCATAGCAACTTTTGCAAGTCTATACGAACAAATATATTTTATATCGTCATAATCCAACTGATATTTATTGTAAACATCATTCAAAGCCCCCATATCAAACTGTGCAAAGTGGGCTACAACTATATCAGAACCAATAAAATCAACAATCGCCTTTCTCACCTCTGGGAATGTAGGTGAATCACGAACATCTTCAGGTGTAATGCCATGGATGAAAATATTGAAATCATCAAATTCTTCTTCTGGATTGATTAAAGTATAAAAAGTATCAATAATATTCCCATCTTGAAATTTTACCAAACCGATTGAACAGATACTTCCTCTAAAATCATTAGCAGTTTCAATATCTAAAGCAACGTATGAGCAAGACATATGAGTCTCCTTTTATTCGACCAATGCTAAGTATTCCTCTTGAACCATAATTTCATTTGTTATAGTTCTCAGATTATAGTAAGACATAAATTTTAGGTAATCAAACTCTCTAGGGTCTTCTAGGTTATCTAGTGCATCTTTTACAAGATGATGAATCATATTCCTATCAGCTTCATTTTCACATCGTAGGCGAGCGTTCTGGTACTCTGAACGTGTGTGGTCCTTGTGTCCCAGTTCATGCAATAGTACCTTAACTCTCTCTTTTTTGTTGAGTTTACTCGATAGGAAAGCTGTATTAGTTTCTTGTTCATAAAATCCGACTTCATCCGGCATTAAATCTCCATCAAAATCGATAATACGAACTTGATAATGGCTTATAATTTCTTTTTCGGTCACTAATCAGTACCTCTAATCGCCAGCTTCTTTTAGATAACCTTCAATAATGGACTGTATGATTTTCTTCTTTTCGTCTGTTAATTCTCGACCACCGAACATCATAACATTAGATGCCATTTCTTCAACATTGAGAGGCTTCCCTTGCCAGGTATACTCTTTTGAATCACCAGCAATAGTAGGATTATCCGTGCGACCAAGTAAATAGTCTGCGCTTACATTAAAGTAATCAGCTATTTCTTTTAAAACTTTTGAACTCGGATTGCTTCTTTTTAATCGATACAAAGTGTTAGTTCCATAACCAAGTTTTTCTTCCAAAATATTTATAGAAATCCCCTGTTTATCAGCTAATTCCTTTATTTTATCGAATGCTACGAACATTTTTTTAGAACCTTTCTAAGCAAACGAAAAAAAATTTTAAAATATTTGTAGAAAATAGTTGACATATTTAGTCAAATGTTTTAAAATAATAATCGTAAGCTAAAGAGTTAGCGGATAAGACAACTAAAAAATAAAGCCTAGTAAACTGATTGGCGTCTGTTTTATATAGGTAAACCTTACTTTTAGTAGGTCTTTTCTCTATGTTTTCATTTTAAAACATTTGACTAGAGTTGTCAATAAATTCGCTAACTTTTTAGATAAATTTTTAAAAAGGAGGTCAGGAATGAGCCAACAACATCAAAAATGGATTCAATTGGTCAAAGAAAAATTGAGTTCAGAAGGAATGACACAGACGCATCTCGCTCGTGCTTGCGGAGTGAAGAAACCTACTATTTCAGAACTACTGAAATATGGGAAGGGCAGTGACAGACTCAAAAACCGAGTCTGTGATGTCTTAGGTATCGACGAGACTTGGGTCGATTTAGGAGAGTAGGAGGAATAACTAACATGGCAATAAAATGCAACGTTAACCAAAATAGATATTCAGTGGAGCTAACTAGATTAATTAAAGTAATAATTACTTTATCAAACGGAGAAAAACTAAAAATCACTAGCCCTGAAGAAGATATAAATAAATTATTAAAATTTATTGAGGATCCTAAAAATAGATTTTTACATATTGGTATGTTAACGATTAACATAAATCAAATAGTATCTACGGAATGTTCTGACGATTTTCACAGAATGGGATACCTCCCAAAAAATGGTTAGTGAATTCAAAGGAGAAGAATGAACGGAATTACTTTATCAAATAACCTAGCTCAAATTGAGCTAGAAATCAACCATCACAAGCAAATAGCCGGCCAGTCGATTTGGGAAATCGGCAGACGCTTGAACCATGTGAAAGAAAATGATTTGGCACATGGTCAGTTCTTGGGATGGCTGACAAAGATGAACATTGAGCGAACAGAAGCTCATAGAATGATGAAAGTTGCAGAGGAACTTCCAAATGTTGCAACGTTGCAACATTTAGGGACCACAGCACTTCATCTAATCGCAACTCTTCCAGAGGAAGAGAAGGAAGAACAGATTCAACGCATCGAAGATGGTGACACTCCAACAGTGCGAGAACTGCAGGAAGTTAAAAAGAAGCTCAAACTCAGCAAGAAAGTCAATGAACAGTTACGAGCAGAAAACGAGAAAATCAAGTCTTCCAAGGTCGAAGTCAAGGAAACAATCAAGGAAGTTGTTCCAGATGACTACAAGGCCACTCAGGATCTCAACAAGCAATTGTTAGAAAAGAATAAGGAACTTGCAAAAGCAATCAAAGATGCTGAAGAGCGATCTAATTTCATTGAAAAACAATTGAATGATACACTGGCACAGCGTGAAGAGGTCGATAAGAAATCTGCTCAGTATGATGAATTGACCAGAGCCATTGAAGAATCGCAAGGACAACTCAATAATGTACAGAAGCAAATATCAGCCTACAAGAACATCACAAGCCTATTGCAGAAGGGTAATGATTTTTTAGCAAGTATGGGCGGTCTAATCTACGCAGACGAAGAGAAAGTTCTGAAAGCAGACGGAATCATCCGAAACGAATTTGATAGTTTTATCAGTCGAGGGCTTCGTTTCTTCAACGACCTGAACGATATCCGCAAAGAAAGCAACATTTTAGAAGGAGAATTTGAATGACAAATGAAATTGCAAAAGTCAACAATGACTTAACTACAGAAGATGTGATGATCCATGCATTGCAGGAACTTAAAAAGCTGAAAGAAGGGCAATCCGTTCTATCAGCCGATGTAGATTATTTGAAAAATGAGCAACCAGTGAATCCGTCAATTTGTTTAGCACTCGAAAAAAATGCGAAAACAGAAAGTTGTCGAATTGCTAGGCGGTAAAGATAGCCAAGCATACAAAGATCGGAAATTTGCACAATCGGTATTTTCACAGGCTGCCAAAGACTTCAAGGAATACTTCCGCATTCCACGCTATGACTTGCTAAAACGTAAAGACGAAGAACAAGCATTTGACTATTGGGGAAGCTGGGAGCCATCAGCAAATACAAAGCTAGAAATCAAAGCCCGCAACGGACAGATGAGTTTAGTAGGGTGAAGAGGTAAATATGAAAATAAAATTTAAAAAAGAACTTGTTAAAAAACAAGTCCTTATATCAAAAGACGGGAAAACTACTGTAATACTTAGTGATTCGACTATTCACTTTCAAAAGTAATTACAAGTTTACCATCAACAGTATTGGAAATTGGTTTTCTATTAGACCACACTTCATTTTCTTCACTTTTAACTAATAGAACTAAACCATTTTCATGTACCGACAATAAATCAATAAATTTCTCGTTATCTACTGTTGTAGCAAATTTCAAAACAGATTTAGATGATGGATCAACACTGTCTACATCTGAGGTTGAAAAACGATATGGCAAGAAACTTACTTCATTAGGCAACATTTCATTAATGTAATTCATAGATTCCCTCCTTTCATAAAAATTGACAGACGATTTTCATAAGGAGTAAGAGGTCTTATTTAATCGTTTTTTGTCAGTAGTAAGTTAACACAATAATATAGAAAGGTCATCGGTCTTGAGATGGATTTTGAAGATGAAATTATAAAGTTATCTGACTTGCTAATTGAACAATCAGAAACTTATAGTGAAGCTTTGATTAAGTTACAAAAGCTCACAAAAGATATAGCTCATGAAGTAATTTTAAGAGCTATAGAACAAAAGAAAAATAAAGAATAGAAAGGATTTTAAAAATGGTCCTAGAACTATTTGGAACAGAATTTAAAGATAAACTCTTTGAAGAACTGGTTTCACTCAATATCAAAGCTATGGAAGAAGCTAAGCGCAGATCAAGCAGAAATATTACATGGGTGCCGATCAAACAGCTACAGGAAGCAACTGGCTGGGGCAGAACCAAGCTGGAAGAATGGCGGGATCAAGGTAAATTCCAATGTCAACAGTCCGGAAAGGGCGGTAAGTATCTCTACAATTTGGAAGATGTTCAGCGATTTTGTCGAACACTACAAAAATAAAAAGCACCCTTTGAAAAAGGCGCTTTGAAAGAACTATAACTTAATTATAACACAATTTGAAGGAGAAGAAATGGATCCTATTAAAAGATTATTAAAATTGATGGAATGGCAAGACGCCAATCGCCCGCTAAAAGTAGAGGAAAAAGCCAAATTGATGAAATTGCCAGATAACGAGTTTGAAGATAAACTTCATCAGATGGCTCTGGATTTTAAGAATGATGGGGTGATTAGAGTATGAGCTTAAAACAATTAAAAATTACTGTTTTATCACTTACAGCACTATTCTTATTATTTGTAGGCGCAACAATGAAAATCATGTACGATCAAGAACAACACATCAAGGATCTAGACAATGCGGTCCAAATGAACTTTGAAAGTACAGGTCATTGGGCCGAAAGTATCGAAAAAAATAAAGAGACCAATAAGGCTCAAGATGTGATGATCAATAAATTCAACCGGGAACTTTTCCCGCAAAAAGAAACAAAAGAGGTAGAAAAAAATGACAACAATTGAAATTATTTTAGCAGTAGCTTTTGTAACATATATTTTATTTTCAGGATTCGCAATCTATGTGATGCGTGAAGTAATCGTTCGCCAAAAGGCCAAAATGAAGCATTACAAATCAGCAAAATATCAGCGCGAAATGTGGAATAAGAGAATGTCAGAAATTCATCAAAAAAGAACTGTGAAAGGAATGTCAGAATTATGAGCGACAACGTACACAATCCAAAACACTACCAAGGACGGAATGGTTTAGAAGCCATCGATGTTCATCGCAACTTCATGAATGATGAACAGCTAACAGGGTATCATTTGGGCAATCTCCTAAAATATATCCTTCGTTATCGCCAAAAAAACGGGATTGAGGACTTGGAAAAAGCAAAGGTTCACATGGATTGGTTGATTGAAAAAGAAAAATCCATGATGCTACAGCTAGAGGCATTGACAAAGACAGAGGCATTGGTTGGAGGTACAAATGATTAATAATGTTGTACTTATCGGGCGTCTGACTCGTGATGTAGAACTTCGATACACTCCTCAGAATCAAGCGGTCGGGCAGTTCACTCTTGCTGTGAATCGGAATTTTAAGAATCAAGATGGTGGATATGATGCAGATTTTATCAACTGTGTGATTTGGGGCAAGTTGGCCGAGAACTTTGCAAACTGGACCAAGAAGGGTAACCTTGTCGGCATCACCGGTCGTGTCCAGACTCGCAATTATGAAAATCAGCAAGGGCAGCGTGTGTATGTGACAGAAGTGGTTGCTGAAAGCTTTCAGCTTCTTGAAAAACGTGACAATTCAGCTAATCAGAATTCAATGGCTGAGCAGATGCCACCTCAATTCGCAGGGAATCCAATGGATATCAAGGATGATGATTTACCATTTTAGGAGGTGATGAGAATGTCGGACAACAAAAAATATTACTACCTAAGAGTTAAAGAAAATTTCTATGACAGCGATGAAATGATCATTCTAGAAAGTATGCCAGATGGCTTTCTATACTCTAATATTTTAATCAAACTTTACCTCCGCAGTTTGAAAAATAACGGTAAATTGATGTTTAATGATCGAATCCCATTCAATTCTGAAATGCTATCAAAAATTACAAGGCATCCTGTAGCAGTAGTAGAGAAAGCTGTCAGCATTTTCAAGGAAATGAACCTAATTGATGTTTTGGACAATGGCGCCATTTTTATGCTAGACATTGAATCATTTATTGGAAAATCGAACACGGAAGCTGATAGAAAGCGTGACTATCGCAGAAGAATTGAGAAGGAAAAACAAAAAATATTGTTGGGACATTTGTCCGGACAAATGTCGGACGAACATCCACCAGAGTTAGAGATAGAGAAAGAGAAAGAAATAGAGATAGATATAGAGAAAGATTTAGAGAAAAATACGCTCAAAATCATCGTAGATGAATATCAGTCTCGTATTTCACCAATTGATGGAATCCAATTTGAAACTTTAAAAGAATTCATCACTCTGGATGGTATGGAACCAGATGTAGTTTTAAAAGCTATCAGTTTGGCCGCTGACAATGGTAAAAGAAATTTCAGCTATATTAGAGCTATTTTGCAAAATTGGAAAAACGATGGATTGTTATCAATTGCAGCAGTAAACGAACGAGAACGGAAGTTTCAGGAAAGCAAAACAAAAGGACAACCAACAAAGCAACAATCAAACGTTCCAGATTGGTCAAAACCAAATTATACCAATCAAACAAGTGATCAAGAGAAAAAAGCTTTGGAGGAAGCGAAAAATAAAATGCTACAGAAATTAGAAAAGGATGGAAAATAATGTTTATCTTAAAACATGGATCAAAACAAGCAAAACCATTTATAAAATCTGTCGTGGTTGGTGCAACCGGTCTAGATGTTTCGTTTTCAGAGGAAACTAAAGCCATGAAATTCGTATCTCGTGGGGTTGCCATACAGGTAGGAAATGCTTTAAGAAAGTCATTTGGTACATTCTATCCAGTAGAAATTGAATAAGGAGTTGTAATGTATCATGGCAGGCTATACAAAAAATCAGATAGAACATTTTAAAGAGCAACTCAAGCTCTTAATGAAAAGCCATAACTTGACAGATAGAAAATTATCCAAAGAAATAGGCTACTCAATGACTACTATAAGCAGTCTATTGACTGGCAAAAGAAAAGTACACGAACATCACATAAAGATGATTTGCGAGTATTTTGAAATAGGAGAAGCAGCCATCATGGGTGATGCTGATGAGTTAGCTGATTATAAACTCTATGAAAACGGGCGTTATTTATGTACTGGTTCATTGAAGAAGTTAAGCAAAATTACAGGGAAAGATAAATTGCTATTGAAATTCTATGCAGATTTAAATAAAAAAGGCAAAGATACTGGCAATTTAAAACTTGTGAAAAAATAGAAAGAGGTAATAATGGAGAATTTAATTTTAAATAATGTGAAAAAATGGTTTATTGATCGAGATCTAGAAAACGGTGGGCGACTAGATAAGCAATCATTAAAAATAAGTGAGGAATTCGGTGAGTTATGTGCAGGATTCTTGAAAAAGAATGAAGCACTAACAAAAGACAGCATTGGTGATTGTGCTGTTGTTATCGTAGGGCTTGCATTATTAATCAAGGAAGATGTGCACAGTATCTTTAAGAGCGCAGATAGTGTTAGACCAAAAGAAGCAATGGACTGCTTCAAACTGCTAAATGCCAATATTAGTGAATTTCAGCTATCTCAAGATTTAGCAAGTAAAAAAATGTGTCGTCACAACCTTGTGCGCATTGTAGCCTACTTGAAATCAATCAGCAATATTTTGGGCTATGAATTTCTGGAATGCTTCACTGGGGCCTATAACGAAATCAAAGACCGAAAAGGCAAATGGATTGATGGAAGTTTTGTTAAAGAGGAGGACTTATAAAATGAACAAGAAAGTTATTTTGACAACAGCAGCAGTATTGGCAACGGTGGCAACAGCAGGAGGAGTAAAAGCAGATGAACTTAATGGCGATCTCACAAAAGATAGCATCGGACTTACAGCGCAAGCTGGAAACAGCACAAGCGGAACAGAAGTGACTGTTTCGAGTGCGCAGAGAGAACACGAAGGAGATCCTGGAAAACTCGAAGGAGATCGAGCAGTTAACGAAGAAAATTCAAGCCGAGGAAGCAATGCAACAAATATTGCAAAAGACGGGGACACTATCCGAGTAGAGAACCCAGAAGTGGTTATCGACCAACCAGAAGGAAATGGACGATACACACCTTTCAAGGTTAAGTATGAGGATATTAAAATCCCAGATGAAATTGAAGTTAATGAAGGTGATAAGGTTACTTTTGATTTACCAGAAGAGGTGAAATTTCAAACCTCTTACGAGTTTGACGTGCATAACCCAGAGAAAGCAGTGGTCGGTAAAGCTACAGCAGATGCAACTACGAACAAGGTGACAACTGTATTTAATGATTACTTTAAATCACACCCTCTCAATAAGAGCATGAGTTTAGAATTAGATGCAAGTTGGACAGATAAAGTCGTTCCAGGTAAACCAGTAACAGCCAACTTTAATGGCACTCTAGTAACAGCCAATGTTGGCAATGAGGGAGTGATTGGCAAGGACGAATTGATCGCTAAATGGGGATCACAAGATAAAGAAGATCCCACTGTGATTAACTGGACAGCACGGGTTAACTATGCCAAACGTGTGTTAAATTATGTGACAATCATTGATGAAATGTCAGAAAACCAAAAGCTGGTTGATAATTACTTTGAAATCAAGAATATTGAGAGTGTAAATCCTTGGGTTGAAAAAGGATCAGCAATGGATCTTGTTAAGTCTATCAGCAAGTCAGATCATGGTTTTGAAATTAAGATGGATCGCTTGGATCACATGATCTATCTGTATTACAAGACCAAACTTGTAAATGCTGTTAAGGACTCAACTAATCCTACTAACAAGATTGAGCTTAAAGCTGAAAATGATGGTGCTGTTTCATATCAGAAAATCCAACTTGTTGGAGGTAAAGGCGATGCTAGCGGTGAGAATAAACCAGTCTTTGAATTGCCAAACGATGCGCCGGTTTTGGACAAGCCGGAATGGAAAGGTGGGGTGACACCTCCAGACTCGCCAGTATTGGACAAACCGGAACTAGTGATCGATATTCCAGAGCCTAAACGCGACGAACCAAAACCACAACCAAAACAAGACCAGCCAAACACACCAGCGCCAAAAGAAGCGCCAAAAGCCGAAGAAGTGAAAATCAATAATCGCGCGGAAAATCACGCGAAAATCACGCGAAACGAATCTGAAGAAACAGTCGAAGCATACAGCGCCCCAGCAGTCTTGCCTGCAACTGGAACAGACCTTGGATTGTCACTTGTGGCCCTTGGCATCTCAGTAGCCACGCTGGCATTTACTTTGAAGAGAAAGGAAAATTAAATCAAGGGGGATATTCCCCTTGATTTTGGAAAAGAAGCGAAAAATGAATAAACAGGAATTAATAAAAAGTTATGAGGACGATCGCTTTGGTATGGTTTCAGTAGGTAGAGTTTTGAAAGATTTACAGCAATTAGACGAATCACAAAAAGTCACAATACCGCAGTTTGTGGCGGATTATATTAAATATGCCATAGAGAATGATTGGGATTTTCAAGATTTATTTAAGTGTATAGAAGACGAAGAAGATGAAGAACTTCTGAGATGGGTTTATCACGAACGTAATCAAGAAACACTTGCTGCCGCTTGGATCAATGGCTATACAGTCGAGAAAGAGAAGCGGTATTTGGTGAAGATTAAAGGGATCGACAGCAAAAGTTGCTATTTAAAACGTGTCGGCAACAAGTGGATTATTAGTGAATCTGCTGAACATAGGTATATGTATATACACACGGCACACACCCAAAAAGAGCTTAAAAAAGCTGGGTTTGGTGAAGTATTCAACAATCCGTTGTTTGAAGTTGAGGAGGTGGAAGAATGAATAAACAAGAGTTAATTGAACGGATAGAAGGTTTAAAGAATTTTTTCGGTAACAAGGCAGAATATATTGAGATAGACGCAGCAATTAAACTTATTGAACAACTAGACGAATCGCAGAAGATGGTAGTACCGCAGCTTGTGGCGGATTGGATTGAGACGTGCAAAGAAAATAATATAATTTCATTGTCTGGCGCTTTTGAATATGCAAAAGAAGAAGTTGATACATGGTTATCAGATTGGAAAAATCAAGAAATATTCGCCAGTGCTTGGATTTTTGGCTACGAGGTCGAGAAAGAAAAGCGGTATTATGTAAGGCTAAAAGGTGTTGATGAAAATTATAATTACTTTAACTGTATTAAACATCTTAATGCTTGGTGTTTAACAGAATTAAAAACAGATAAAAAATTTCGTATGACTCATACCCGTAAACAATTAGAAGATGCCGACTTCGGCTGGGTGTTTGATTGTGAAGGAATTGAATTAGAGGAGGTGACGGAATAATGCCAAATTGGGCCAAAGGATCTCTTAAATTAAGGGGAAAAAGCGAAAATATTGCATCAGCATTGAATGAAATGCTATTAAGCGACACTGTAACATTAGAAGATGAATATGATGGCACTCTACTTAGATTCAACAACACAGCTCCCTATTTTTACATCAATGGAACAAGGCGAGCGTTTGTTGATCAAAAACAAATAGAAGTTTGGCTTGAACTTGAAAAAGAATTTTGTATCGTTGAACTGGATAATTTTAAGCAAGCATGGAGTGCTATTCCAGAAAATTATCAAGAAATTTCAAGTAAGTTTGATGTTGATATTAAAATTTTTACGTTTGAGTGTGGCATGGAATTCACACAGGAAATTGAAATTTCAAAAGGTGAAATTATCAAAAATATTTGTTATGAATACGATGATTATCAGTGGGAAGTCCCATTTAGCAATTTAGGAGGTTGAGGGATGAAACAACTTGAACGATACCCATCTAGATATTTTATTCCTGAACTTATTGAAGACGAAGATATTATCTTCAATAAAGACAGTGAATATCACAAGCAGAAGAAGAAGGAAAAGAAGAATCCTATTTTTAAAAGAAATAAGTCCAAAAAAAGATGGGCGCTTTGAGGAGGTACAGAATGATTCCAAAATTTAGAGGTATATCTATTGCTGACGATAGCAAAGGTAAAATGCAATATGGTTATCTGATTGCAGATGGTGAACAAGCATTTATTATCAATGAAGTGGTAGAAGCTAATGAACAATATATCACTATCGGCTCTTGGTGCCCTGTAGATCCAAAAACAATTGAACAATCCACAGGCCTCAAAGACAAGAATGGCAAAGAAATCTTTGAAGGGGATATCATCCGAACGAGTGCTTATGGTTGTATTGTAGGTTTTGGTGAATATACTTATTTTGAAGATGAGAATACACCAACAACAGAAATTGGTTTTTACTTATCATTTCTAAACGTGACTCCTGCTACTTATGCACCTTTTGATAAATATTACTGGAATAATTGCGAAGTGATAGGAAATATTTATGAGAATGAACTAGATCTGATAATGTATGAAGCCTATAAATATAATAAAGGAATGAGTGAGGTAACAGAATGACAGTAGAACAATTTCTAAAGTCACTTTCAGACCTAATGTGGTCTTGCTTTTGGGTGGGAGTGATATTTGTAGGCAGTAAAAATAACAAAAGGTAGGAGGTAATAGAATGACACGACCAAACAGATATCCGTACTCAAAAAGTCAGTGGGAAGAGACAACAACGGCAGTTTATTCGTATAACAACGGAGAATATGAACTGTTTAGAAATCTTGAAAACAAATTCACAGGAGAAAGAGTAGAGTTGAAATAATGGAAGAAATTATCATGGCTTCATTGCCCAATAAAGAATTAAATCGTTTGATTAAAATTGAAATTGCTGTTGAGAATTTAATTGAAAATGGAGTTCTTGACAAAGGTGTATTTAACCAGTATCTGAATGAAGCATAAGAGGAAGAGGTAGAAATATGATAAAAAAATTATTGATCACAGTTTTTGTTTGTTTGTCTTTTATAACACTATCGGGCTGTGGAAATAAAGATATTCTTGGAACAACTTTTACTTTCAAATACGCAAAAATCAGACTAGTTGACGGACGAATTGTCGAAGGTGAAGTAAAGCAATGGGCAAAATATGACAACCAAGATAGCATTCGTGTAACTTTTGAAAATGGCGAGGAATATTACACTCACTCAAGCAATGTAATACTGTATAACAAATAGATGGGAATTAACATGAACTTACAAAACTTCATCTATTTACTATTTGGTCTAGTCTGGCTCTCTGGTCTGATCTGGGCTAGTGTGATTGCGTTTAAAGACAGGAAGGATAAGCGATGACTTTAGATAACGTACATATACCAATGCGAGCGAACAGAATTTTATCTATTGCCCAAATAAATGGCAAGCTAGAGATAGCTATACTTGGGGAAGAATTTTTTGAAACAGATGTATACTTTGAAGATCTGCACGATGCAGTGCTGCCATTTGACAATATAAGAGATTTAAAACGTATTATTGATCATATCATCGATGTGGAGGACAATAAATGAGGGTATATGTTGTTAGGAAATACCATGGACGCTCAAGTTGGAGCGATCCTAAACATTCAGCAAAGTATACAGAGAAAGAATTCCATGCTAGATCCGAGGCACTTGCTTATCGTGAAAGCTTGGGCTTGCAAGGAATTGTGGAAGTCTACACCAAAGAGGTAAATGAATGAATCTAAGAAGTAGATA